ACTAGGAAACTATCAGGCGAAGCAAGCTCAGCCGAAGCAGCAAAATTACTTGTGATAATAGGCACACCCGCTGCCTGGCACTCTACCTGCGGAACACCAAACCCTTCACCATAATTAGTAAACAAGCCAACATCCCAAGCCGAATAAATCGCAGCCAAAGTCTCCTGACTAATCCCATACTGATAAGCAATCGGGTCAACAAACTTCACCTTCTCAGCAGGCACACCACAAGCAGCAAGAATGTTAGGCAACACAAACCCAGACTGCTTACCATAAGGCTCAGTATGCAAATACAAAACAACATCATCATGCTTAGCAGCGAAAATACCGAAAGCAAGAAAGTTCTCGGCAACAGCCTTCCTATGTATAAAGCCACCTGCCTTGTTAGCAAAGTTCATGCCAACAACAAAGTTATTTTCACCGCCAACAAACTCACGCCCAGAAATACCTTCAGGCAAATCCTTAGTCGGCTTGAAAACTTTAGTATCAATCGCATGCGGAATATACTCAGACTCAATACCTGCCTGCTCAATCATGTTCTTACCAAAAACACTCATCGCAATAGGCGTAACATTCGGCTTCCTAAGCCACTTCAAAACATTCTCAGGCGCAGGCTGATGATCTATCGGCACCCAAGAAGCAATAGGCAAAGCATCAAGCGCAGGGTTATCAAAAACCCAAACATCATACAAAGTCACCAAGAAAGCAGGAAGTTTAGGATTCTCAGCCTTCCAATGCGCATAATGCAAAGGCATAACATCAGTCGAATACTGATTCATACCCCTGCTGTAATGCGGAATCAAACCAGCACCAGTTTCAATCAGGCTATTGACACCTTCACCCCCATAGTTAGAAAGCATCGCAACCTTATGGCCATCCCTTACAAGTCTTTCAATGACCTGCTTAGATTGAGTACCATAACCAGTCGGCTGATTAAGAGAGTTTGAATACCAGGCAATAGCGGCTTTAGATGTCATGCAAATACTCTAATAGAAAAACCCCCCAAACCTTGTGAGTTTGAGGGGCTTTCCTGGGAGAAAAGGGCTTAGCTAGCTCCACCCTTGAACTTCTTGATGTTTGCCTTCTGTACTAGCGCACCATCAATTCTCCAAGTTGCTCTCCAAGTAGCCAAGTCGTTTCCGAAGGCGTAGTCATCTGAGCGGTCAACCTGTAGGCCACCAGCGTTGCGAACATAGAGAGCCTTTAGATCTCCAACAGCAACAGAGTTAGCACCAACAGCAGGAGATGGCATAGCAGGAGTCTCAATAACTGGGACACCCAATACTAGGTCGCGAGCATCCTGACCTAGACCAATGTTGAATAGGTACTGACCGTATGAGTCCTTTAGCTTACGCATAGCAGCAATAGAAGTGCTGTTTGCTAGTAGAGCAAAAGTAGGCTTGCTACGAAGTGCACCATCAAGGCTGTAAACAAGGTCAACAATGTTGTCAGCAGTGAAAGCACCTGACACACCAGTTGAACCAGTAACACCAGTACCTGCAACAGGTAGGAAACCAGTAGGCTCAACAGTTCCAGTACCGTTAACTAGCTTGTCACCGATTGCGTAACCGAAAGCGTTACCGAACTGGTCAGCAAGGAAGCCAATGATGTCTACACCTGCATCCAAAACTAGCTCGCGTGAAAGTTGTGCAAGAGCAGAGAACTTGTAAGCGTTAAGAGTAGTGAACGCGTTGAAAGTAGGCTCAGAAGTTCCAATAGAAGAACCCTGACCAACGATAGTTGCAGTCGAGAAAGCTGACTGTGAAGGAATCTGCAAGTTTTCACCTGAAGAAGTGTTAATTACAGTTGCGTAATCAAGTAGCGGGTTAACTAGGCGAGCAACCTTAACAATCTCGTTGTAGAAAGATGTTGGGACAGGCGCACCAGTAGAAGAACCAGTGATTGCACGGAACTCGTGTCCACGAATCTCGCCAGCAATCATCTTACGAAGAATGTCTGACTCGTTATCGGTTACAGAAGCACCAGCAAAGTTAACAGCAGCCTTTTGTACGGCTTCAGCAGTCTTAGCTTCACGCTGTTCTAGTTCAATTAGTTCGTTTCTCTTGTTGATGTCAGCAGTTAGAGAAGCATACTTTGCTTCATCTTCACCAGACCATACGCCACCACGAGCCTCAACTGAATCAATCAGTTCCTTAGCTTCGTGCCAAGCCTTAGCCTTAGCATCAACCTGTTTAGCAATGAATTCGCTCATTAGGTTTGTTCCTTTCAAGAACATAAATAAATAGGGGGATTGTTTTAGATCAGAGATAAACTCACATATCCAGAATCAGGGGATAAACACGCCCGATAAATATAACTCTATACCACAAGATATTATTCCCCGTAAAAGAAAACCCCCTGGGACAAATCAGGGGGAAAAGAAAATTAGGTTTCTTTATTTATTGCCAACCAACACCACGCAGGAGCAATAATCTAATTATACGCGCTTCATCAGCAAATCTAATTCCTTCTTCTTCAAATCAAGAAGAGCAGAAGGGTTAGTAACTTCAGGGTCTTGCTTTAGAACCTTACCTAGAGTGTCAGTCAAAAGTTCACCTTGGCGTTCAGTCAATTCATCGCCAGACTCTAAAGCCAGAAGCGCATCCGTTAGTTCTTCAGCAGAAACACCGCGAATCTCAGCAAGGCGAGCAATCTTGTCAGCAAGTTCAGTCATGGCTCTAACGCTAGCAGTTCCTTCAGTCGCAGTGTATGCAGGAAACGCCACCAGGCTAACTTCGTGAACATTGACACGCTTCAAAATACGCTGATCTGCTGAAGGCCATTCATCACCATTCATAGGGACACGAAAACCGAATGAGAAAGCATTAACATCGCCACGCTTGATAAGTGTTGCAGCATCACGCCCAGCCTGAGTATCAGGAAGGTTCGCTTCAACTAGCAAGCCTTTAGCATCTTCAGAAAGCTTTAGAGTGCCTGCACGAGTAGAACCTAAAACAGTGCCAGTATCGTGATTCCAAAGCAGTTTCACATCATTACGAGAGTTCAAAGAGTCGTGGAAAGCACCCTGAGCAATAGTCTCAGTGAAAGGCAACGGCTGAGAAGGACTGTTGAAAACTGCTGCATAACCCCTAAGAGTCATGCCATCACCTTCTTGACGAATCTCCAAATCACGCACAATCTGTCTGCGCTCAATACCCTTAGTTACACGCTCACCACGCTTAGCCAAAACAGCAACCTGAGTCGGGTCAATGAAACGAACACTATCCATCTGCATATCACCCATAGTCATGTCAGGAAGCATTTCCATAGGCTGTTCATCAGTCGGCTGAGCAGGGTCATGCATCTCCCCAACTTCTTCAATATCAGTTGCAAAAGCATTACGCAAATCATCGCCAATAACAGCACCCAACTGCCAATGCCACTTAGCAAATCTATCCTGCAAGTCAGCAAGGAAGTTATAGATACCCTGCTGATTCAAGTCATCGGCACACTCAAGAGTTGAAACGACTTCCTTCAACAAAATCTCGTTAGCCTTATAGATAGCAAGAGATAACTGAACAGGGTCACCACCAATAAAGGTTGCTTCAATCTCAGTGTTAGCCACAAACTCAGGCAACATAAAAGGAGCATCAACATCAAGTTTTCTAATGTTCTCAGCAATTGGGTCAACAGCAGAATCATAATCCTGGTAAATCTCTTCAAAGAACTCATGGAACTGAGAGAACAAAATACCCTTAACATTCCAATGCGCACCATGAGCCAAGAACTTAGCTGAAACAACATTAGCCAAAAGGCTCTTCAACTCATCAGCCAAATATTCTTTAGTAGGCTCAAGCGCTTCCTCAGCGACAGGCTCAACTTCATCCATGTAACCATCTCTAGTTTGAGTTTTATAGTCAATAGTCTTAGGGTCAAGAACTTCCATCACACCAGCCTTCTTATAGGCCGCACGAGCCTGCGGGTCATTATCAACAGCAAACTTGACATCTTCTCCATTAGCAATCAATTCAGCAGCCACAGTACCCTTCCAATCATTAGTTCCAGCAGGCGGAATCTGAGAAGGACGCATAATAAGTTCCCTATACTGAACACCAAACTCATCCAACTGGTCAATAGTGTCAGCGCGCTGAGCTTCATCTCTACCAGTTACAACATAAAGTTTAACGCCCTGATGATCTAGCCAATCAAAGTAATCCTGATGCAAAGCACCATTCACAATCAAAGTGTCATCCAAATCAGTTATGCCAACTTGAGCAACAACATCACGCTTCGCCATTTTATTATCCATTCCATTTACCCAACTTTGACCTGCATCTCCACCCCAAGCATCCCAAGCCACTCGGCCTGCACTCGGAAACCCATCTTCACCACTACTAAAACCAGTAGCCTGCTTATCAACTTCATGTCTCGCAAAATAAGAAATCATACGGTTCACAACATCAGCAGAAACATCCTTGCCAGAAGCCAACTGAACAGCCCTAGCCCTACCAACAGCAGTAAAACCATTACCTGCAAAACCATCAGCAATCCACTTCAAAGCCCTAGAAGCAGCTTCAGCAACACCAGCAGGCGGACTATAAGAACCCGCTTCAACTGCTCTCTTCAACTCACCGCCAGGAGTCATCTTCTCAGCAATACTCAAAGCAACCATCTGAGCAATAGCCTTCTTCTTATCAGCGTGAGAACCTAAAACAGTGCCATCTTCCTTGACAGTGTCCCAACCAGTAGCAGACTTAGAAATAAAGTAAGGCATCAGTCTTGTTTCTGCACAATCACACCAAGAGAATAAGTCCCAGATGTAGTTACAGCGTAAAGAGCATCACCTGGATCAAGAGTCAACTGCAAGATAGCTGCTGAATTGATATGAACAGATTGACCCTGAACTAAACCAGAGCCACCAATCCAAATCTGTCTGCCAGCATTTGACTCAAGATTATGCAGAGTTACCTTTACAGAATTGATATCAGGGGCAACAACCTGCACCAAAGTAGTCCCAACAGAATAAGCAGTTTGAGTTATTGGCATTTATTCTCCAGTCTCATAACTGCCAGCAGGGACAGTAGTCGGATTCTGTAACTGAACAGTCGGCAAACCAGTATGCGCAATCTTAGGCAAACCAAGAACAGCCAAAACATCTTCAGGAACAAACCCAAGCGCAATAAGTTTCTGAGCCATCGCAACCTTATTCTCCTGCTCAGTCAAACCAGCAGCAGTAATATCAACATTCGCCAAAGGAACACGAACAACATCGCCACCATCAATAGGGCGCATGTTCTCTTTACGCCTAACTTCATTAGCAGACAAAACACCATTCTGAAGCAACTTAGAATAACCTTCAATACGAGTCGCATAATCACCGCGAAGCAGATCATCAGTACTAAACGCTAAATACGCTGAATCAGGAAGCAACGCACTAAAAGCATCCTCAAGTTTTGCAAGCCAAGGGCGCAAAGTGTGAGTAACAAAAGCAATCTGCTTCTGCTCAATGCTGTTATAGCTCTGCCCACCATTGTTTAAACCAATCATGTCAGTTGGCACACGGAAAATACGAGCAACATCTTCAACCGCAAGTCTGCGAGAGTCAAGCATCTGCGCTTCATCATTAGCAACCTGAGTGCGCTTAAAAGTAGCACCGCCAGACAAAATACCTGTCTTATGCGCTTTACGGTAACCCTTATGCGCCCTATCAAAACTCTTAGCAAGATTCTCAGCCTGCTCAGCAGTCAACGCACCAGGATACTCAATAACACCAGAAGTCTGAGTTCCCTGACCAAAGAAACGAGAAGCAAAGCCTTCCAAGCTCATGCTCAAACCAAGATTCTCTTTCAAAGTGTCAACAGTTGACTTACCGCGAATCTCACCAGGCATCAAAATAGAGCCAGTAATGTGAAGCATGTCATCGCTGGCAAGTTCCTTATTGCCTTCATCAGCAGAAATATAGCGCTTAGTTCCATTCGCTTTACGAGAAACAGAGACCTTCATCGGGTTCAAAACCATCATGCTAAGAATCTGCCCTGTAATCGGGTCGCGGAAAATACGCACAAAAGCATTACCATCCATCAGCAAACTGATCATGCACTGCTGCCAAAACGAAACACTGTTTATCATCGCATCAGGTCGGCCAACCCAAGCAGGTCTAGGGCGGTAAGGGTAAGCAATACCATCCCTGCGAATAAAAGTATCAACAGGCAAAGCCGAAATAGTGTCAGAAATAAGAGACACACAAGCCCAAACGCTGTTTATCTGTAAAGCAGTCGTATAGTCAATGAACGAACCTGCCTGAGTTTCAAAGCTCGACAGATCACCTGCACCCCAAAGAGTTTGAAAAGAAATCGCACGATTCTCACCGCCAGATAAATTGCGAAGCATTACTTGCCACCCTTATCTAAAGCCAACCCAAACAACAACACACCAGCACCAAACAAAATCAACCCAACAGGCGGATAAATTAGGCCTGCACCCAACGCCACCAAACCAACACCAACAGCCTGCAAAATAGTCGCTAACAAAATCATCCTTAGAAGGTAAAAAACTCAGGCACAATATCAGTATCTAGTTTACTTGTTGCGCGGTCATATGCGATAACAAAAGCAACCGCAGCGTCAATACGCCTAGAAGAAGCACGAGACTCCTTCACAATACGCGCACCCAAATTATCAATCTTCAACTTACAGTTATCCAAGTGCCTGGCAAGCAAAGGATCACCATCGTGAGTCAAAGTCGCTTCAGTCACCGAATCAAACACCTTCTGGCAAGCACCAACCATCCTACGAGCAGAAGTCGAAGGATACTCAACCACAGGCAAACCCAAATCCATTAGAGCCTGCATAGTTCTCTGCCATCTAAAAGGGTCAAAAGCAATTTCCCTAGTATTGGGATGCTTCTGAGCAAACTCAATAATTGTCTGCTCAACTTCCAAAGTATCAACCCGCCAATCATCAGCATCATTCGGCTGTCTTTCCCAAGCCTTAACCAACCAAACATGCGGTTTCTCATCCTTAGTTTTAGGAACAGTAACAGCAACAACAGCAGTCGTATCACCATTAAACGAGCCATCCACACCCAAAACAACATCAGCCAAATCATCAACCTGCACATCATCTTTGAGACTGTCCCAAACACCAGCAGGCAAC